TTACAGCTTATCCGCGTGATGCATCAGAACAAACTTATCCCACAGCTGTTCTTCCGTTTCGACATGCGCCGGGTCTTTGAGAATGGTATTGGGGATCGGGCACACCTTCTGGCAGGTCGGCGTTTCGTAATGGCCCACGCATTCGGTGCATTTGTCGCTGTTAATCTCGTAAATGCTGTCGCCCATTGAAATCGCCTCATTCGGGCATTCAGGCTCGCACATATCGCAATTGATACAGCGTTTAGTAATAAGTAGAGACATATCAATAAATTACCATTAAAACATTTTTAAATCAGTAAGTTATGACGGATTCGTATTCTTCACTATTATTAACTTACTGTATGTTGATCCAGTGTATTTAACGCTGATAAACTCAATCCAGTAACACAAAACCGCAACACATTGCATTTTGTCCCGTAGAAAAGACCTGCATGTGTGAGCTTGTTTTCTGCGCCTACGCAGATAAGGATTGAGAATGCCGCGCACTGTAACACATAAACCGGATAGCCCCAATAATGACGATGTTTTAGCCGCATCTGAAAAGTGGGACGCCTGTAAACCTCCCTATACCAGCGCACACATGAAAATCTGTGTTGCTGCCGCCAAAACCATCCTCGCTGCTTCCGGCGTGGCTCGCCGTTCCAAATACGAAAAAGAGAACTATCTCCGCATCGATTTCAGCAAAGCAGGTAAAGTTACATTTTACGCTGAGTTTCCCAAAAAGATGGGGCTCAAAGGCAAAAAGCTTGGCGAATGGCCGGAGCTCGCCATCCAGCTGGCGCGCGAGAAAGCGTTAGGTATGGCTGAAGGCGGCTTGCGAGCTGAGTCCGTTCATGCTGCGCTGGAAATGTACCGGGATGACCTCAAAGCCAAAGTAGCCCGGCAGAAGTTAAGCCCGGATAGTTTCACCACCTACGGGGTGCGTATTGACCGGATTAAAGCAACGTTCGGCCCGCGGGAAGTATTCAGCGATGTAACGTACACTCGGTTGGTAGAAGTGCTGGACGAGTGGATCGCCACCCGTTCGAATAATAACGCCCTGGAGTTGTTTGCCGAGCTCCGTCGGTTCTGGAAGTTCTGCGCACCTACGCTTTGCAATGGCCGCAACGTTGCCGCCAGCCTGCCCGACGATTATGTATCTTCTCGCGTGCAGAAACCTACCCCAACACGGCTTTTCACCGATATCGAATCTATCGCCAAACTCTGGCTCAATGTTGCCGCCTGCACCTCTGTACACCAGAAGAATGCTGTTCGCTTCATGATCATCACCGGCGTTCGTCCGATTAATGTCCATAACCTGCGCTGGGACTACGTTCACGAGGATGCTGGCGAAATTGTTTATCCGGAAGGGGTTATCGGTATGCGCGGGGCAATGAAAACACAAAAGGCTTTCCGCCTGCCGATAACGCCAGAGATCCGGCGGATTATCGACGAGCAGAAAGCCTGGCGTGATTCAGTTCCTGAGTGCAATAACGATTTTGTATTCCTGCAGCCGCGCGACCCAATGCAGCCATTTTCAAAACGATCGCTTGATAAGCTGGTGAAAACGTACAGCCCAGAAGGTGCGGTTAAAGGTATGAAGCATGACGGGACGATTAAAGGGAGAGAGGGGGCATTTAATACGATGTGCCGCAAATTCCTTAAGAGCAATGTTATTGCTCTGATGAAGGAAAGAGGCTATTCCCGATCAGACCGAAGGGAAATCAGCCTCTTGTGCCTTCACCACTCCAGCAAGTCAGATGACCCGATGGCAGAACATTACGACTTTTCAGATGAGATTTTGCAGGAAGAGATTGCGTTGAAGCGCGAAGCCTTCGAAGCTCACGAACGAAGCATACTCGCGCAGGCTGCGCTGTTACGGCGACGGGGTTAATACTGGCTACGGCATTTTTGGATGAAGGCATCGACGTTACGGCGTTCATAGCGAACCACTTTTGCGCTGAAACGGATGGGGGCCAGTACGGCGCGATGCCGGTGCTTTATATTCCAGTCGCATAACGTCTTCTGGGTTATGCCCAGCTTCTGGCATACTTCGTCCGGGGTGAGCAGATCGTCGGGTTGCTCGCTCATGCTATACCTCTCTTTTTCATGGCATCGAGCAGGATGTCCTGCACTGTTCGTTTTGAGTTGCGCCGCTCCATCACCATTTCGTCCATAGTGTCGGCGGCGATAATGTGGTGAATGAACACCGGGCGGTTGTGTCCAGCCTGAATCTGCCGGGTGGGCCCGATGCGTTCGATAATTTGCTGGTACTGCTCCAGGTCCCACCAGTGCGAGAAAAACACCAGTATGTTGCCGCCGTCCTGCATGTTCAGGCCGTGGCCTGCGCTTGCCGGGTGCGCGAACAGAACCGGTATCTTTCCGGTGTTCCAGTCGCGCAGCGTCTGTGGATCCTGGTCGAGGTGGCGACCGCGCGGGAACGCTTTAAGCAGACGCTCGAGGTCGTGTTTCCAGTGATAGGCCACCAGCACCGGTGCGCCAGCTGCTTCGGTGAGAATACTGTCCAGCGCCTGTAGCTTCGCGTCGTGCAGTTCTGACCAACTCCCGGCGTCGTCTGTGTACACCGCGCCGCTGGCAATTTGCAGACACTTCACGGTCTTTGCCGCGGCGTTTGGCGCTTCGACGCCTTCGCCGTTCAGCTCGAGGAACATTTCCTTTTCCATTTCGCGATACTGCTGGCGGGCCTTCGGCGGCATGTCCACGCGGATCACGTTATGGATGGGCTCTTTGATATCGAACCAGTCGGCGGCGTCCAGGGAGATAGTAACGTCGGCCAGCGCCCGCTGTATTTCGTCCTGCGAGTGTGCGAACGGCTCCAGCTTCGTCCAGCTCTGCCCCGGAAACTGAATTGAGTTGAACCAGCGGGAAGTAAATGCGCCGTAGGTGCGCCCGAGGCGCTGCCCCTGATCCACAAACCACGCCTGCCCCCACAAATCCACCAGGCCATTCGGCGCTGGCGTACCGGTGAGATTCATCCAGCGCCGGACATGCTTATGCGCCACCTTGCCCAGCGCCGCCGCGTGCTTACCGCCCCCGCGCAGCCGGAAGGATTTCAGCCGGGTGCTTTCGTCGGGGATAACAGTACCGAACGGCCAGCGGCCGCCCAGTTCTTCCACCAGCCAGACCAGATTGTCGTAGTTGATGGTAAACACGCTGGCGTTGCTGTTCGCCAGCGCCGCCGCGCGCGCTTTGGCATTACCGACAATCGGCTGCACCTCGATATTGCGCAGGTGCCCCCATTTCACCGCTTCATCCGGCCATGTGCTGGCGGCTACGCGCAGCGGTGCCAGTACCAGCGCGGGCTGAGTCTCCGCTCCCGCCATGAAGAGATCTTCCAGCGTGGTGAGCGTCGCCACGGTTTTACCCATGCCCATGCCCGCCCAGATGTTGCAGCGAAGAATGTCGATTTCGTGGTTGATGATGAGGTCTTGATAGGGGCGGGGTGTAAAGATTTTAGATGAGGTCATATCCTGCGCATTCCATAAACGAGCGGATGAATGTAGCGGCAGCTGGTGCGACTATCGCGTTGCCGTAGGCGCGCAGTCGTCCCACTCTGCTGGTAATCCCATGAGCCAGCGGGAATGTGCCGGGTTCAACTGGCCGCCAGCGACCATCCCGGCAGAGGAGCCAGTCAGCATCATCCCAGCAGCCGTTAATCGTATTGGGCCGCAGATTCTCGCTGCGCCGCCGAGGGTCGTTCCCCGTTCGGTATGATTGGCCGCTGAGCCCTCGCCCCGAACCTGGTTGTTGTCGATCGTCGTCACTGTCGGCCATCCGCTCAGGCAGGCATAATCCTGCAGGTTCGGCTGCCGTCCTGCCTGCTGACGCGCTATTACTTTCTCTGCATCCTGATAGGCCGTTTTGGTATTGCTCGCCAGAGGACTCGGCCAGCCCGCAAGTCTGGATAGCCCTGCCAGGGTTTCCAGACCGCGTTTTGTCTCCGGCTGTGGATTGGTGTTGCAAGTTGGCGTGTACCATCCCGCCGGGTGGGCAAAGTCCCTTAGGGAACTGTGTAAGGGGTTGCCGGATGGTCGACGATCTCCAGACATCTTCCTCAGTGCTATTGAGGCGCTTCCGCCACCGCTGTGATCGCTCGCCGCTGGCGTCGGCCACCCAATATGCTCTGTCTCGGATATGCGGGGCACCGACGCCCGCAGCCGGAAACGGGACAAGCCCAAAGGCGTAGTCCACTGCTTCCACGTCAGTTTGTACAAGATCGAACCAGGCATTGACTCCCGCAACCTGTTCGCCAAATACCAGCTCAGGGCGTCGCTCGCTGATGAGGTGGAATAGTGCTGGCCAAAGGTGCCGCTCGTCATCAAACCCAGCGCCTTTACCAGCCGAGCTGAAAGGCTGGCACGGGCAACTTCCTGTCCAGACCGGTTTGTTATCCGGCCATCCGGCCAGACGCAGAGCATAAGACCAGACGCCGATCCCGGCGAAGAAATGGCACTGTGTGAAGCCGCGCAAGTCGTCTGGTGCGACATCTTCGATACTCCTCTCATCAACTTCACCCGGGGCGATATGACCCGCAGCAATAAGGTTACGCAGCCATTGTGCCGCGTTTGGGTCTATTTCGTTGTAATAGGCTCCCCGCACAATATCCCCTCCAGATTTTTGCTATCCAGCACCACCACGGTAAAGCCCAGCGCGCGCAGCCGTTCGTGCTCGCGCAACTGGTCGGCGCGTGGTGGTTTGCCGGGTGCTTTACATTCAACGAAAACGAGGCGGCCGCCGGGTAGCAGGATAATTCGATCCGGTACCGAGCGGCGACCGGGTGACACGAACTTAAAGGCGATCCCGCCAGCCTTTTTCACTTCGGCGACGAGGTGCTTTTCGATAAGGCTTTCACGTTCATAGGTCATGCTGCACTTTCCTTTTTCTCATCGTCGGCGGCCAGGACACGAATAGGGATTCGGCTCATATGCATGGTGTACCCAGTCTTAACTTCCAGTTCGGCGTACTCCTCCAGCAATGGCGGGTTATGCCGAGCACCGTTGGCCATGTCGTTACGGCTGGCCATGATGCAGAAAACACAGCTCAATCGCTCATTACCCAGGGCATAGGCATAATGCGGTTCTTGTCCCGCCAGTCGAATGGAGGTGAACACCTCATCGGTAAGCAGCTCATGAACTGGCAGCCATTCGTACCAGGTATTTACTGAATTGCTAATCCCCATTTTGCTGAATATCTGGCGCTTGGCTCGTCCTGGCGATTCCTGGGCACGCAAGCCGAGGCAGTTAACGATCGTTTTAAAACCATTAGCCTTTGCGTACCGACGAACTTCTCGCTGAATAGGTCCGCGCTTTAGGTCGCTAGTACATTGGCGGGTGCTGGCTGACGGCCAGCTCGGAACCTCAGGACGATTAGCAAATCGACGTTCGACCATGTCGAAAAATGTCTTGCTGGCTCGAGCTACGATGAATGGCAGTCCAGCGTCTTTTGCTTGCTTTTCTGCCAGTTCCAGAGCACCAGGCCACTCAATAACGCCAAGAGATGCATGAACAACGATAAGCTGTGTAGTTGGGACTATTTCAAGAAGCTTGATTAGCATCGCCTGGCTATCTTTTCCGCCGCTGTGGTTTGAAACAAATAGAGCCCCCGCGTTGACCAGAGAACTAATATCAGCGGGGATCATTCTTCAACCGCCTTACGCTTTTCGCGCATGTTCTGCATCAGGCAAAAATCAGACCGGCGTTCGCTCCAGTCCTGATTCAGTTCGTTACGTGATTCACGGTTTGCTTTGGCCCAGACCTTTGCCGCCCGGTCGTACTCGCCGGACTGCTCAAGGCGCAAAGCCTCCCGCGCAGTCCGGTAATAAAGCGGACTGTCCCGATATTTAAATGACATAGGGATTACCTCAGTGGATGACGCCGACAACCTCAGGGTCGGTAGCCATATCGCTGTTAACCAGACGGAAGCGGACCAGAACTGCGCCTTGATCACCCCAGTCTCTGCGCAGATTGCGCCAGGAGGGTTGTTTATCGCCGCAGCATTCCAGGATGGCGGCGCTGTCTATATCGAACTGCGCACGGCTATCCATCACCATAAAAATGAATTTCATGCGGTAACTTCCTCATTTGAGGTGGCTTTACCGTTGAATTTGGTGCCGCAGAACGGGCAGTAGTTGATTGCGATTTTCGTGTCAGCGTTTGTTAAGCGCTGCTCCGGATCGCCGTTTTTCTTGCGCTTGCGATACCGTACGTTGAACGGCAGCATTACCGCACAGTAGTCGCCTTTTTCGAGTACCCAAACGCGACTACCAAAATCACACTCGTCCATTGAATGAACCGAGTCACCCAACACCTCTTTTACGCGCGCTTCCATGCGTTCTTTCACTTCTGAAAAGCAGTTACAGGCCATAGCGATTAATCCTTACGGTAGTGATACGCCTCGAAGCCGCCAGCGTTCAGCGGAATATCGGGCGCCCATTCGGGGTTAGTGGAGAGCAGCGCGGAAAGCGCTTTATCGTTGAAATCGTCTGTGTCCGGCGCTTCGGTGATTACCTCATCGTGTACCGTCAGCACAATGCTGTAACCGGCATCCTCGATCAGCGGCATGTTTCCGGCCAGAACGTCGCGGGCGGCCGCCTGGGTGACGTTTTCCACCAGCTTTCCGCCATAGGTTTTGAGCCGCTGCCATTTGCGCGAGTAGGAGTTAACGCCCTGGTAGGTGATGTTCCCTTTCTCGATTGACGGGGACGGGTAACAGAGTGCGCGCCCGGACGGCAGCTGGATGCGCAACCATGCACCATCGCGGCGGATTTTCAGATAGCCGCAGTACAGCGTTTTTTGCGGGGTGGCGATGGCGGCGCGGACGGTGCGCTCCAGCTCGTACCAGAAATCGCAGGTCGCGGGATGCGCCCGGCGCCACAGGCGCTTGAGCGAGTCACATGCGATGAATACACGCTCGGACAGGCCGTAGGTCGCCTTACGTTTAACCGATTCGTCGTACCAGCTTTTAGCCTCGCGGATAACATCGCGGGGGATATTCGGCAGCGCGGCGTTCGCCAGCTCGTCGAGGTCGAGGCCGTAGACCAGAGCGAAGGTAAGAAATGCCGCAACACCCCCGCCGAAGCCAAGGCCCAGCTCCATCACCTTGCCGATCTGACGCTGGTATTTATCAACATCGTCCGGTGAGATATTGAAGGCGCGGGCGTAGGCCAGTTTATACAGATCCGGCCCTGTCCCCTCGTCGTACTCGCGGAACGCGTCCAGCTTCCATTGCTCGCCAGCAAGCCAGGCCAGTTTTCGCCCCTCGATATTCGACAGGTCGCTAACCACCAGCTTTTTGCCTGCGGGGGCCATGATGCAGCCGCGCAGCGCCGAGCTGGTCAGCTCCATGATGTTATCGAACAGCAGATCGGCGCATCCGGCTTTCAGCGCCTCGATGCCCTCGTCTATCTGGTCCTGCTCAAGCGAAGGGCGGGGCAGGTTCTGGGGCTGGAACAACCGCCCGGCCCAGCGCCCGGTTCGCGATGCGCCGCAGAACTGTAGCGTGCCGCGCAGACGCCCGTCACTGCTCACACCCTTCATCAGCGATTTGTACTTACTGGTGCTGGTGGTGCTGGCCTGTAGGCGGATAGCCAGCAACTCTTTCACCGCAGACGGCAAATCAGGATCCGCCATACGGCGCTCCAGCGTGCTGCGCTGCATGTCCGGCAGCTCCACACCGTACGATTCAACAATGTGCTTAATCAACGCATCGCGCTGCGTGGCCGCCTGCACTTCGCCGTCGGTCATCACCTGCGTGCGTTTCGCCAGGCGCTTTTGCTCCTGGTCTACTGCCTCAATTGCGGCGCGTGCGAGCTGCACATCCATGCAGACTCCGCGGTCGTTGATCTGCTGGTCACGATGCCACAGTGCCAGCTCTGTGCCTTTATAGTTCCACTTCGGCAGACGTTTATAGACTTCGCGCATGGCCTCAATATCAAGACCGGCGTAAGCAACAAAGCGCCGCCATTCTTCCGGGTGGGTTTTGCTGGTGGCCCGGCGCAGTTTGCTGTTTTTGGGACGTGGCTTACAGAACAGCTGGATCAGCGCCTTACCTTCTTTGTCCTTCGCCTTATCCTGCGGAACGCCCAGCACCTCGCATAGTGCGCCCAGTGCGCCGGGTAGGCTGTGCGCCAGCGCCTGCACCATCGTGTCGCGCCAGCGGGTAACATCGGGTGCCAGCTCTGGCATTGCATGGCGAAGCACCGTGCGGTCGAAATGTGAATTGTGGAAATAAAGCAGAGTGTCGGGATCGGCGATGGCCTTCCGCAGCCTGCCGGGGATAGGTTCGCCAGCAGTCAGATCCCAGACGCTAACCGGCTCGTCGCCGATAGCCCAGGCAAACAGCATCACCTCGACACCTTCCGCATAAGCGTGCGTGCCGTTCGTGATGGGTATTTCGCAATAAGTTTCCAGGTCGCCCCAGAGAATTTTTTCAGGCATATATAGTCCTCGCGGGTGCTTTGCGAAAAGGGATGCTCTTTGCAAAACACCCGGCGCTTGGCCGGGTGGGGAGATTTAAACCAGATCGGAAGCGTCTGCGCCTTCGCTGATATCGTCAAAGTCGTCAGTGCTTGCCACTCCGCCGCCAGCGAACGCGTCACCGTCTCGCAGGAACTGGACGCCACCCAGCGATGCGTTAACGCGTTTGCCGAAGTTGTTGTCCTGCGCCCAGATGTCGATTACCGCGTTGACGTAGCAACCGGCGTAAGGACGGCCATCAGCCTGGATGAGTGGAGAACGGTCGCGATCGATAACTGCCGGGCGTGCTTTGTTGGCAGCGTTCAGGAAGAAGTTACCCGGGAAGCCTTCGTATTCGGCTTTTTCGTCACCGTCGTGCAGGCAGAGGTTGAGTTTTTTCTCCAGCTGGCCGTAAATGGTTTCCCACTTCTCCCCCCATTTTTCCTTCGCTACCTGCTTAAGCGCTTTGCGGACCTCTTCCAGTTGAGGGTGTTTCGGGTCCATCAGGAAAACAGCAGAAAAGCGCGGGTCACCTTCACCGTTCACGGTTTTTGCTTCGAACAGAGCAGGGAAGGCCAGGCGGACGTTGTTCAGTTTAATTTTCATGGAGTCGTTCCTTAATCAGATGAGGTCTGCGACGAGCGCGTCGTCGGATACGTCGTCGAAATCGTTAACAGGGTTGATATTGAGCGCAGGGCGCGGGTCGGATTCGGGGGCGACGGTGGGCTTACCGTCAGCGCGGGTGATCAGCGCTTCGACTTTCGTCCAGCGGCGAGGGCTGGCCTTTTTGATGAGCTTCTCGGCTTTGGTTGGGCTAATCAGCTTAAGGTCGAAAACCTCCTCAGTTTTATAGCGGAACTGGTCTTTCAGCAGCGCGCGGGCGGCTTCTTCATCACTCCAGGCTCGGTTACCCTGTTTGCCAGTAACCAGCTTAAAGCCCGGTACTGGATGCCCGGCGTTCAGCTCACTGTTCACCCGGTCGCGCACAGCCTTTAGCCACGATTCGATAAAATCGACCTGGCTGTATACCTCTGCCAGCTGTTCGGCGGTCAGCAATGGCACACGTTTAACTGCTTCCGCCAGCTGCTCGCCAGTAGGTTGCGTCAGGTCGACGAAATCGCCAGCGATAGTGTCGAAGTGCAACTGCTGCCGCGCGGTACAGATGGCGCTGGCCTTGCAGAACCGGCATTGTTTTTCACCCGGAGTAAAGTTTTCCAGCGGCAGGGTTTCGACGCCTTCGCAATCGGCAATGTTAAACATCACGATCACGCTGGCAGCTGCTTCCTGCGCCCGTTCGCCGAACGCCTGGAGCTCTTCCACCGTCAGGGCCCACTCTGAAACGTGGTTAAGCCGCGGCTGGTGGATGAACAGGCGCACCGTTTCGAAGTCGTACAGCATGCTGAACTGTTCGAGCGCGCCCAGGGCATACAGCTGCAGCTGCTCGTTCTGCTCGGCATCGACGCGTACACCTTTACCGTATTTCAGGTCGTGGATCTGCAGCTCGTTGCCCGCGATGATTACGCCGTCGGCGGTGCCGAATGATTCTTCGACCCCCACAATATGGGAGAAGTCGACACGCTGCTCGACAAGCAGTTCATTGCCCTGCGACAGCGCCCAGACGGTGTCGACGTAACGGCCAACGGCTTCGACCATTTCTTCATCCACCTGCGGGCCGGGATCCGTTTTTGACGGATGCGCCAGCGGGTAGGTGCCGAGGTAAGTTCCGACATTGCAGCCAGGGTAATCCACCGGGCGTTCAAGCCGGTTGCGGAGGACAATTTCGCCCAGCGCGTGGGCTGCGGTACCCTCAAGCGCAAAAGACGTTTCTTTGTCTGGCTGAGTGGCCTCTAGTGCCAGGCTGCCGGGGCAGCGCATCCACCGATGCGCTGAGGACGGGGAAAGTCGTGCGTGAACGTCTGGCATAATTAACCCTCCAGCGCTTTTTCAGCCTGAGCGATCACGTCTGAGAGGTTCTCGTCAGCAACTTCGCCGAGTTTTTTGGCACCCTGTTTTTCCAGAATGGCGACAGCTTCAGCACGGTAACCACCTTTCGCCAGCTGGAGGATCAACCCTTCGGCCTTTTTACGCAGCGCCGCAAAATCAGGCTGGTCGGTATCCGTTTCTGTCTTATCTTTGCTGGCAGCTTCCTGCAGCTGGAGGAACTCCACTTTGTTGATCTCAACAGTCAACCCATCCTCAAGGATTTCATGCAATGCGCCGAGGTCTTCAACGCTGCCAAAAGAATCACTTTCTGGATGTTTCCAGTAGAACGGGCCTTTACGCTCCTGTTTACCCTTGTTGCCGGTCTTTTTCGGCTTCACTGTGTCACGCTCGCCCGGCTTCGCATCTAGCCATGTTTCAGCGTATGCGCGTCGCTCGGCGATAGTTGTAAGGTCATCCCAGTACGAAATGATGTCGCGCGACAGCTGGAGCAGCACCTCGTTATGAACTTCTTTTGCGCGTTTAACACCCTGCAGAGCGCTGTCCAGTGCGTCGATCTGCACAACGCACTTATCGCCTTCGGCGTCGCGGTAATCGATCGCGCGCTGCAACATGGTCAGACTGATGGCCTGTGGTTCGGGATAGAATCCGGCCAACGCAATTACGTCGCTGAATGTCAGATCATCCAGAGTAGGAGAACCGCCTCCTGTCTCCGGCACCGTTTCGCGGTATTCCTGCACCTGCGCCACGGTGTCCGCGCGGAGAGGTACGCCAGAGGCCAGCGCGGTGATAAGGCGTTCCAGCAATTCGTTGTTACGGGTTACCAGCTGGTTATTAAGTTCCAGATTTGTTTCTAAGCTCATACTGTGGTCCTCGCTACAAGGAGAATGAAGGTAATAGCCAGGCCGAACGCAGTAGCGAGGGCCAGACCGGTGAAGATGTCGAAATGTTTGCGGCGCCAGCGGAGCACGTCGCGCCCCGTCAGCCGGTGGAGGTGTTCAGGTTTCATCGGTGGTGCTCCAAAAAGAGCCCCTCTTGCGAGGGGCAAAGACTACACACAGCAATGCAATGGACTTAATGAAGCGCCTGACAGACGCTTGATAAGTTCACTCCGCCCCATCATCGGAGCGTTTCAACTTGCGTGACTTATCAGCTCGTCGCGGTGTTGTCCTCTACGCTTACCGTACGCATACGGACTCGGCGCTTACCTCGATCCCATCGGGTGCCATTTCGTTTTGCCAGGAGCACAGCGGCTTACCTGTCACGCGGTTCTGTTTGTTAAAGAACGGGTATTACGTTTTGTTTTAATGAAAAATAACGCAATGTAATTTTGTCGTCAATACGAAATGTAATTTATTTTGTGGTGGACGTAAAAAAGCCCGCGTTTGCGGGCTTGAGCGTATTGAATGTGAGGGGGAGAGGATTATGCCGATGCGTTAAGATCAGCGATGTTATCCATGAATCTGGTAGATTTTACGATAGCGGCTACGAAGTAAATGCTTTCAACTTCGTAGTCTTCAATTGTGAGTGGCGGGTGTTGTTGGTTAACGCTAATGAACTGATAGGTGTTATCTCGATGGTACCCCAGCTTTTTAATCATATTCTTTCCGCTGGTGGTTCTTACAAACACTTCATCACCTGCGCAGATTTGTGTTCTGGGTTCGACAACTACGAACTCTCCAGAATTGATGCGCGGGAACATGCTATCGCCTTTTACTTTTACAGAGAAAGCATCTGGGTCAGAACTGTAAATGCGGAGCCACCCTTGTGACACTTCCTGCATTTCAAACTCTCCATCAGTTCCCATCACGGCTTCACCGACTACAGGGATTAAGCCGGATTTTAATATTCCAACAAGTTCTACTTCATCCGGTGTGGCGACTGGCGTTGTAACGCTTCCATCCGGCATGAGGTTAATAGTGTCTATTTTTAACGCTCGCATGATACTGGCTATGTTGTCGATACCCGGGTCGCGTCGCCCATTTAACCAATGTGCGATCGCTCCCTGGGTTTTACCCAGCATTTCGCCCAGCTGCTCCTGAGAGATGCCAAGCTCTTTCATTCTGGCCTTAGCCACTTGATTCCATGTCTGTTTCATAAATCTATTATTACACCTCGTAATGTTTTTGGAAGGTACGCAGTGTAATACTTGTTTGCTAAATTAATTACATATTGTATTTTATGTTCATGGGTCCTTACTGTACGAGGCAGATATGAACAATCTAAAAAAATTGAGAAAAGAAGCTGGCATATCGCAAGCAGCATTGGCTTCTGTTCTCAAGGTATCGCAGGGTGCGGTAGCCCACTATGAGAAGGGTATACGCAAGCTGAATGTTGATAGCGCTAAAAAGATCATCGAAGCGTTAAACGCGAATGGGGTGAGATGCACATTTGAAGATGTGTTCCCTTCCAAAACATCCAAAAAGGCGTAACCCATGCCAGAGAAAAAGATCTGGGGGGCGACGCCTGACGAATGGTTCCACTTCGATCTGGTGCTGGGCCGTACTGACCAGCTGCTGCCGGTCGTGTGCAACCCAGGCGCGACCATATCCCCGAATAGCAAACTCAAAATGCTTGGCAAGACGCCAAGCCTGTATAACCGCGACCGCATGGCTACCGGGATCAAGGACTGGACAGAGCACGTCGTAACCGAGCATGACTTTGCCCGCTGGTCGAACGAACCGGATTACGGCATCTGCGTGCGCACGGGCCACGGCTGGCTGGCGCTGGACTGTGACAGCGAAGACGAAGACATCCAGGCTGATATTCGCAAAACGCTGGTGCAGCTGTTTGGCGAGCTGCCGCCGCGTCGCTGGCGCGCCAACAGCAACAAATGTCTGTACCTGCTGGCCGTAGAGGGGGATTTCCGTAAGCGCATCCACCGTCTGGCGGGTGATATGGGGATTATCGAGCTGCTGGCAAACGGGCAGCAGTTCGTTGCCTGCGGTACGCACAGCAGCGGCGCGCGTATCGAATGGGACGGCGGTCTGCCGGACGAGCCCCCAGCCATTACTGCAGACCAGCTCGAAACGCTGTGGCAGCGCCTGGCGGATCAGCTGCCTGTATCGGTTACCACCGAAGCGGGCAGCACGAAGATGCGCGACCGTTCAACCTTCACGCCCGGCGCCACGGATGATACGGCGGAATATCTCGATGCCAATGGCTGGACGCTGCTGGACGGCGCGAACGGCGAGCGCTATATCCGCTGCCCGTTCGAAGACGGCCACAGCACCGGCGGCGACCCGACGAGCACGGTTTACTTCCCGGGCGGTACCGCGGGCTTTGAGCAGGGCCATTTTAAATGCCTGCACGCCAGCTGCGCACACCGCGACGACGGCGATTTCCTTAATGCCATCGGGATCCGCAACGACGATTTCGAAGACCTTACCAGCACCGAAGTGGCCGAGCCGTTACCGCTGCCGGCGTTCGAGCGTGACAAATGGGGACGCATCGAGGCCACCATCAGCAACGCGGCCAAAGCCGTTGTGCGTCCTGATTTCGTGGACATTGATATTCGCTTTGACCAGTTCCGTGACGAAATCATGTTCGCCCAGGCTGGCTCCGGCCAGTGGCAGGCGTTTACTGATGCGGACTATGCGCGCCTGCGCATCACGATGGAAAAGCGCGGCTTTAAACCCGTGGGGCGCGAGCTCATCCGCGACGTGGTGCTGCTGGCCGCTGACGAACAGCCTTTCGACTCGGCGACCACCTGGCTGAACGGGCTGGAGTGGGACGGCGTGCCACGTATCGAAACTTTCTACCATACGCACTTCGGTACCGCCGACACGCCATATACCCGCGCGGTGTCCATGTACATGTGGACGGCGCTGGCGGGCAGGGTGCTGGAGCCCGGCGTTAAAGCCGATATGGTGCCGATCCTCGTCGGTCCTCAGGGCTGCGGTAAGTCCTCCGGCGTGGAAGCGCTGAGCCCCGACCCGGCGTTCTTCACCGAGATCTCTTTCGCTGAGAAAGACGATGACCTCGCACGCAAGATGCGCGGGCGTCTGGTGGCGGAAATTGGCGAGCTGCGCGGACTCAACACCAAAGAGCTGGAAAGCATCAAGGCATTCGTGACGCGCACGCATGAAAACTGGATCCCTAAATACCGGGAGTTCGCCACACAGTTCCCGCGTCGCCTGGTGTTCGTCGGTACCACCAACGAGGACGAGTTCCTCGCCGACAAGACCGGTAACCGCCGGTGGTTGCCTGTCGAAGTCTCCAGCGTCGATGTGCAGGCTATTAAGCGCGATTTGCTGCTGCTATGGGCTGAGGCCCGCGAGACGTTTAAGCGCCTTGGCGGCATCCAGTTCCGCGATGCTGAGCGGCTCGGTGCGAGTGTCCACGAGCAGTACACCATTAAGGACGCGTGGCTCGAAACGGTCGAGAAATGGCTCGACACGCCTGACCTGATGACTAACGACATTCCGCGAAATTGCGAATTTTTACGCGCTAGCGACGTTTTGCGTGATGCGATTGGCTTAAACCCCAGCCACATCGGAAAACGTGAAGAAATGCGAATTAGCAATGTTTTGCAAAATTGCGGTTATAAGCGCGTTCAGCGTCGCGTTGACGGGAAAGTCTTAAAGGTTTGGGTAGCGGCGTAACCACCTGTAACCACCTCAGGTTAAAGGTGGTTACGTTTTAACTAATTGAATTTAAAGGTTTGTATCCACTGTATCCACTGTATCCACCTTATTACTAAGAACCCCATATATATATATAAGTCGTTCAGGGAAAGGTTAGAAAGATGGTGGATACAGTGGTTACAGGTGGATACAGGCCGAACATGTAATTTTTTGCACATAACAGGGTGCAATAAGCGAATTGGGACCGCGTTACCCACGCCCATACCCACGGAGAGGCGGACGCGGTTCCCTGAAAATTTTTTCGTAGCAAAACGTAGAGGTCAGAGCTATGCGTAATATTCAACAGGTTTTAGAGCGCTGGGGCGGCTGGGCTGCCGATAGCAACACCGCAGTGAGCTGGGCTCCAATCGCCGCCGGGTTTAAAGGGCTGGTTGTCAGCAGTTCGTCCAGTAGGCTGAGTTGCTGCGATGACGACGGGCTGGTTATCGATGCCTGCGTCTGTCGCCTGCAGCAGATCCGCAAGCCCGAGGAGCTGGACGTCATCATGCTGTACTACGTCTACGGGTTGACCAAGCGCGAGATAGGGCGCAGGGCTAAGGTTTCCGAACGCGAGGTCAGACGCCTGATGGCAATGGCTGAAGGCTTTATTGAGGGTTGTCTGTGCATGCTGGGGGTGCGTCTGCAGATGGATCCTGAGGTGGAAAAACAACGAATTGAAAAAAGTGTTAGTGCGGGCCGCAAAAAGTGCGCTACGCTGGTATGAGTTGAATTTCTGACCTCAACGAAGAGGCTCCCGCGAGGGGGCCTTTTTTCTTACCCCGTTCAGGGGAAAAGTTAATAAAACAGGGCTTTCGCAGCGATAAAAGGCTATGCAATTTACCACCTGTTTTATGCACGATTTATTCACTCATTTTTGTTCGTTTCGGACAGCTTATCTTGCGTAAACACGCCTTTCGCCACTAATCAGTGGTGAGTGCCGATCGCGTAGTACCGATAACGTACATTATGTTAAATCAGGCCGTTTTTTAACAAATTATGGGGGTTGGGATGGATGTGGCAATCATCTGCGCTTCAGGACCCTCTCTCACTATCGCGGACTGCGCTGCGGCATGCCGTTCTGGCCTCCCGGTCATCGCGGTTAACTCATCATGGCGTGCGGCACCGGATTGCACTCACATCTACGCGGGTGACCTTCGCTGGTGGGATATGAACATCCCCGCACTACCTGATGGGCCTGAGCGCTGGACGTGCAACCGCAGGGCGCACACCAGACATGGTCTGAACCTGTTCCCGACTGATACCACTGGCACCTTCAATTCAGGGCAGAGGGCGATTCTGTTTGCCCACTGGCTGGGTGCAAAGCGCATCATCCTGCTGGGCTTCGACTGCTCCATCACAAATGGCAGCCACTGGCATGGCGACCACGCCTGCCTGGGCAACCCGACAGCGGCGAATGTGAAGCGCTGGCACGGTGAGTTTGCTCGCGTCGCGCAGCTGCTTCGCGGGAAGGTCATTATCACCAACAGCAGCCGCCAGACGGCGCTTAACTGCTTTCGGCGTCAGTCACTCGACGAGGCGCTATGCGAGGCCACATGCTAAATGTCCCCCTTTTCATAGAGGGCATGCTGGGAATGGGCGATAACATCTACCAGCGTGCTTTCGTTCGTCAGTTGCCCGCGGGCTCGTTTATCAAAACACCCTGGCCGGAGCTATACGAGGATTTACCCGTCCGCCCGGTGCGCAGCAATACCACGCTGAGAACCCAGCGGAAGAACGAGCACCGCACGCAGTCGGTATTCCACCCACTGCCGGATATGCGCCAGACAAAGCGTATTTTCTACGGGCCAGATCATCTGCGGCGCGGTTCGATATTCGACGCAATGCGTCAGCAGTTCGGCACGGAGCCAGCAGCGCTGGATCTCCCTTCCTTCGGCCCTGCGGAGTTTACGCACGAAAAGCCGATTGCGGTCATCCGCCCGGCAACCGTTCGTTCTGAATGGCGCAGCGATTCGCGCAATCCGGACCCTGATTACCTGCTGAAGGCCTCCCGCATCCTGCGTAAGCATTTCTGCGTGATCAGCGTGGCCGATTTGCAGGACGGCGAAGAATGGGCCGTCGGTGAGCTGCCAGAAGCTGATCTGCGGCTTCATGGTGGCGAGCTTGGTTTCAAATCACTTATGCGTCTGGTTGAGCATGCTGCTGTGGTGGTAACGCCTGTCGGTTGGGCGCTGCCTGCGGCGATTGCCTACAAAACCCCTGTCTACGTTGTAGCGGGTGGACGTGGCGGCCATAACGCCCCGGAAATCGTTACCGATCCGGCGATGGACTTGTCGCGGGTTGGTTGGGCAATTCCCGACAATTACTGCCGCTGTGAAGCATGGGATCACCACTGCGACAAGCGGATTTCAAATTTCTCCGATAAATTCGAGGCCTGGCTCCATGAAGTCGTTTTATCAGGAACTGGAAAATGGGCTGGTATTTTTACCGGAGCTGGGGATCGGACGTTATCCCGTTCCGGCATCACGCCCTTATGACGAGCAGTATTTCGAGAAGTATCAGCAGCTGGCCGACACCGAAACGGGCAGAGCTTTAACGCAATCCCGTATTGAGCTGGTGGAGCGCCATTTTCACGGCTCAGTTCTCGACGTTGGTATCGGTGCCGGTCAGTTCGTCTCTACCCGACCGGGAACACTTGGGTATGACGTTAATCCGGCTGGTATTGCCTGGCTGAACGAGCGGGGCGCATTCGCAGATCTCTACGCCAGCAAGTGGCGAGCACTGACGATGTGGGATGTACTGGAGCACATCGACGAGCCAGAGCTGGCGGTACAGCAGGCCAGCGAATACGTGTTCGTGTCGATCCCGATTTTCACTGATGCCGGGGACATTCTCCGCTCCCATCACTTCAGAAAGAACGAGCACATCTGGTATTTCACTGATGAAGGTATCAGGCGCTGGTTTGCAGAGCAGGGCTTCGCCTGCGCAGAGCAAAACACAATCGAATGCCAGTTAGGGCGTAAAGGCGTCGCGTCGTACGCTTTCCGCAAAATTTAACTTCATTTTTTAACACACAGCACCCCGGACCCGGAGGTGTGGAATGCATCGTATGAATGACCAGTCAGGTAATGTAATTACCCAGTTTTTCGCGTGGCTGGCAGCTGTATCAGCGGCTCTGGGATTTTCAACCCAGGACATGGTTTTCATGTTTTTCGGTCTGATTGGCGTACTTCTTTCTCTGGCCTCTTTTATATCCGGTCGGCTTGACGCCAGAAAACTCCATAAAGAGGACCAGCGCCGCACTCAGTTGCTGGAAAAATATTTTGATGATGCCCGAAAGTTACCTCCTGCGGATCGTCCGGCAAGCGTCAAGGTTGTTACAGATGCCATTAACAGGATAAACGCAAATGCAAAATAAAAAGGCAGGTGCTGCGGGTATTGTTTGTTCAGTTGCTGCGATCATCGCGATAGTTCTCGGTAACGGGCATGTTCGAACCAATGAGCGCGGCCTTGAGCTCATCGGTAATGCGGAATCATGTCGTCGTGATCCTTATGTTTGCCCCGCCGGTGTGCTCACCGATGGCATGGGCAACACCCACGGGGTGAAACCCGGCACAGTGAAAAATGACCAACAGATTGCGGCGGAATGGGAAAAAAATATCCTCGATGCTGAATCCTGTGTTAACCGGTACGCCAACGGCAGAAATCTGTCTGATGATACTTTCAGCGCTGTAGTATCGGTCACGTTCCGCGCCGGGTGCGGGAATATGCGTAAATCCACCATGTTTAGCTTATTCCGTGAGGGGCCGGTTGCGTATAAGTCTGCGTGTAATCAGTTCTCTCGCTGGGTTTATGGCGGTGGCCGAGTTCTTCCTGGGCTGGTTACTCGCGCAGGTAAAGAAGAAGCTCTCTGCCTGGACGGTCTGAAATGATCACCTTTGCCGATATCAAAGCCGCATGGCGTTCGATAGCGTTGGTGGCCGTGGTGATTGTTTTTGCAGTGTTGTGCATCCTGCTGGCAAACAGCCGATCTGACGTTGCCACGCTGAAGAGTGATAATGATGTTCTGCGCAGTGACAACACCCTGCAGGGGACGGTTATCGCTGCTCAGGCTTTCAACTTCAACCGGTTTAACCAGGTGGCCGAAAACGCCAGCCGACTTAACTCACTGATTGATGCCAGCTCCGATAAAACTGTTATCGAATACCGGGAGATCCTCCGCCGTGAAAAAACCTGTGATCTGCCTGTTCCTGCTGATGTCTCTGGTGGGCTGCTCAGCTACGCGAACAGTTTACGTGCCAGCGCACTGCACACCGATTCCGGCAACGCTGACGCAGCCGGTGATAGCGCCGCTACCACCAGCGCGCTGACGTATTGCCAGGCTGTTCTCTGGATCAAGCCGCTGCTGGCCGCCATCGAAAAAGCGAATAACCAGCTGGCGGGCATCCGTAAAATCGAGCAGGACAGGCAATAACATTACAGAAGCTCTTCACTGAGGGGCTTCGATAATGACCTGACACATGGAAAAACAAATGACTAAGAAGCTGAAAGCGAAGCACGAGGTGTTTTGCCGCGAGTTTCTTGTCGATCTGAATGCCACCCAAGCCGTCATTCGTGCGGGGTACTCCGCTAAGCGAGCGCATGTTACTGGTGCTGAGCTTTACGGTAGACCAGAAATACGCGCCCGCATCAACGAGCTAAAGCAGGAACGTATCGACCAGTTGGGCATCGACGCGAATTATGTGCTGATGCGGCTGGTGGAGATCGACAAGCTCGATGTGGCCGACATCCTCGAAGACGATTTAAGCGTTAAGCCGCTCTCTGAGTGGCCGGAGTCCTGGCGTCGGTATCTTAGCGGGTTCAATCTCGCGGAAATGTTTGAGGGCCGTGGGGATGACCGAGAGATGGTTGGCATTCTCAAAAAGATTAAGTGGCCCGACAAGGTCAAAAACCTTGAGCTGCTTGGTCGCCACGTCTCTATTCAGGCGTTTAAAGACAACGTTAAGAGCGAGATAACCGGCGCTGATGGCGGTCCAGTCAGAACTGAAACAACCAACTTAACGCCAGAGCAAGCAGCAGAGGCGTATAAAAAAATGATGGGTTAGATATGCCTTTACCGTTTCCTTTTGATTTCAAAAAACCTGACTACGTGCAGGTTTTCGAATGGCGAATGGAGCGACTGGAGAGGATCCGCAAAGACCCCGCCATGCTGGCAACCCTGAAGCAGTTTTATCGTACCAATCCAGCCCAGTTCATCATTGACTGGGGTATGACGACCGACCCGCGTAACCTCGACTACGGCCTGCCGGTGACCATTCCGTTTTTGCTCTTCCCAAAACAGGAAGAGTGGATCCACTGGATTATGGAACGCTGGGGCAATCGGGAGAACGGGATAACGGAAAAATCCCGTGAAATGGGGCTCAGTTGGACGGCGATAGGAATGGCCTGCTCACTCTGTCTCTTCAACAAAGAGATGGTGATCGGTTTCGGCTCCCGTAAAGAGGAATATGTCGACAGTACTGGCGATCCTAAAGCGTTGCTCTGGAAAGCGAGAAAGTTTATCGAAACGCTGCCCGTTGAGTTTCGTGGTGGCTGGAATGAGAAGAAAGACTCACGGTTTATGCAGGTGGAGTTCCCGGAAACCGGGGCCATTATCAAAGGTGAGGCTGGCGATAACATTGGCCGTGGTGACCGTACCACACTTTATCTGGTGGATGAGTCTGCTTTCCTTCTGCGCCCGCAACTGATTGACGCAGCGCTGTCGCAAACGACCCGCTGCCGTATTGACCTCTCCTCCGTTAACGGGATGGGTAACCCTTTCGCTCAGAAACGCCACGGCGGCAAAATCCCCGTGTTTACATTCCATTGGCGCAGCGACCCTCGCAAGGACGATGAGTGGTACCGCAACGAATGCGATAAAATCGATAATCCGGTGGTCGTGGCACAAGAACTGGACCTGAATTATGCCGCATCGGCGGAAGGTGTCCTCATCCCCGCAGAATGGGTGCAGGCGGCTATTGATGCCCATATCAAACTGGGTATCAAACCGACAGGCAGACGCCAGGGGGCTCTGGATATTGCTGACGAGGGGCGGGATAAAAACTCTTATTCAGCCCGGTATGGTTTCCTGCTGGAGGATGTCCAGGAATGGTCTGGCAAGGGTAGCGATATCTTCTCTACCGTCGAGCGCGCTTTCGGGCTTTGCGATGCGGCTGCCGTCGAAGAACTACGTTTCGATGAAGATGGTCTCGGGGCTGGCGCGCGCGGTGATGCCCGCGTTATTAACGAACAGCGCAGAACAAATCGCCGCCCAGCTATTCTCGCAACGCCGTTCCGCGGTAGCGGAGCGGTGTTTGATCCAGATGGAGAAGCTGTACCGGGGGATAACGCCCGGACTGCTCGGCTGAATAAGGATTTCTTTGCAAATGCCAAAGCGCAGAGCTGGTGGCATTTACGCAAGCTGTTCCGCAACGTTTATCGCGCGGTGGTAGAGGGCAAACCCTACAACCCCGACGAAATAATCTCTCTTTCCAGCAGTATTTCCTGCCTGGACAAACTGGTCACTGAGCTGTCCCAGCCGACGTTCTCCATCAATGGCGTCGGCAAGATGGTTATTGATAAACAGCCTGACGGCACGAAGTCGCCGAACAATGCTGACTCAGTGATGATCAACTATGCGCCGATGAATGCGGCACTGAATATCTGGGAAAGACTCGGGAGACAGGCTTAATGGCGAAACAAAAGCAAGGCGGCCAGCGGAAAGCAGTAGCTACCGCTGACAGCATTGAGAACTTTGTCGCCCGGGTGGGGATGCAAGCACCTAACCAGCACGCAGCGTCAACGTATCGACCGAATTTTACCAGCCGCAACCGACTGCTGGTGGAGTGGGCGTATCGTTCTTCGTGGATTGTTGGCGAGGCGGTTGATGCCATACCGGACGACATGACCCGTAAGGGGATTCGCATCACCTCTGAAATTGATGCAAAAGACCGCGGCATTATCGAGTCACAGTTCGATGATTTGCAGCTGTGGGACGCGCTCAACGATGTGCTGAAGTGGTCGCGTCTATATGGCGGTGCCGTGGGCTTCATCATGATTGAAGGTCAGGCGCCAATGACGCCGCTCAGGCTCGAGACCATCGGCAAAGGCAAGTTCAAAGGCATTCTGCCGCTCGACCGCTGGATGATTAACCCGGTGCTGACCCGTCGCATTAAAGAGATGGGGCCGGACTTGGGCAAACCTGAATTTTACGATGTGGTGACCACCGCGACAGGTATCCCTTCCTGGCGTATCCATCACAGTCGCCTGATTCGATTTGACGGCGTCACGCTACCTTTCCAGCAGAAAATGACCGAGAACGAATGGGGCATGTCCGTTGTGGAGCGTATCTGGGACCGGCTCACTATTTTTGATAGCGCGACTATGGGCGCCGGGCAGCTCGTCTACAAAGCACACCTGCGTACCTATGGCGTGGAGAAACTCCGTGAGTTGATCGCCTTTGGCGGCCCGGCCTACGATGCGCTGCTGAAGCAAATCGACCTGATCCGGCAGTTCCAGAGTAACGAGGGGATGACTCTCAAAGATAACAGCGACACCTTCGAAACCCATCAGTACAGCTTCGCAGGCCTGGACGACATTCTTGCTCAGTTCGCCGAGCAGATCAGCGGAGCGGTAGGTATTCCGCTGGTACGCCTGCTTGGTCAGTCTCCGAAGGGCTTTTCCACTGGCGATGCAGACCTGGCGAACTATTACGACCGGGTGAGCTCGTTGCAGGAGCGCCGGTTGCGGCAGCCGTTACGACGGATTATCGACATCATCTACCGTTCAGAGCTTGAGCAAGCCCTACCGGATGATTTCACGTTCGAGTTTAACCCTCTCTGGCAGATGTCTGATGTGGACCGTTCAACTGTGGCCGTCAATACCACCGCGGCAATAGTCAACGCGCTGGATGCCGGGCTGCTGACGCCAAAAGCCGCGATGACTGACCTGCGCGAAACTTCCGATGTTACTGGCATCGGCGCATCTATCACCGACGAGGATATCGAGAATGCCGAAGACGAAGCGCCTCCAGGCCTCGGCGAACTTGAAAACCCGAAGCCAGAGTCGACAAGCGGAGATCCGATATCGAACCAACCTACGCAGGATAGCGCGGACGGTCGGCGACATCGTAAATGGCCGCTACGATGGTTCAAATGACAGCGTCACAGAAATCATGGAAGCCCTCGAGCGTTATAGCGAAATCATAACGCCCTGGGCGACTAAAGTGGCGGAGTCATTCACCGCAGACCTCACCCGGCAGAACGACAAAGTGTGGCGGCAGCATAGCAAGAACATCAGTCGCGAGCTCCGCAATCTGGTGGAAAGCGCCCCGGTTGGCCAGGTGATGCAGTCCATCATCGCGGAGCAGGTGAAATACATCAAATCTCTGCCTCTCGAGGCCGCAGACAGAGTGTACGACATCCAGAACAAAGCGATAGAGGCCGTGGTCACTGGCGGCCGGGCGGAGCAGTTCGCTAAAGAAATTGCATCCACTGGCGACGTTGCAAAGTCCAGGGCCGATCTGATTGCCCGAACGGAACTGGGAAGAGCAACGGGCGCGCTGGATATGACCCGAGCGATGGCTATTGGTTCTATCGGGTATATCTGGCGAACGGCAGATGATGGCGATGTCAGACATTCGCATGCGGAGATGGAAGGCAAATTTGTTGAGTGGGGCAAGCCTCCAACGCTGGACGGCATGACCGGCCATGCGGGCGAGCTGCCAAACTGCCGCTGCTATAAAGAGATCGTGTTTGCTCGCGTTCCATTCGCAATGAAAAGGGCAGCATAACCCATGAAATACTTTTTTGAGACCAGGCTCGGGGAAACCCGATACCGCCTGGCGGATGGCTCATTGCTTTGCAAAGACGTGCCCGTAGCGCGAACCGGAAAGCAACTCTACGGCGCAGCCGACCTACCCAACCTTATTCCTGATGCCTTTGGCGAGATTGTTGTCAGTCGCTCGCCAGAGCATGTCTTCGACCCGGCGACCCTGGCGTCTTTCGAGGGCATGAGTATCACCGTTCTCCACCCGGAGGACGAAAACGGCAATGTGCAGTTGGTCAACCCTGCGAACTGGAAAGAGCTCGCGGTGGGCCACCTGCAGAATGTTCGTCGTGGGACAGGTGAACAGTCCGATCTGATGATTGCCGACATCATTATCAAAGACGAATACGCCATTCAGATGGTCGAAGACGGCCTCCGACAGGTGTCGTGTGGTTACGACGCGGAGTACGAACAGACCGAGCCAGGTAAAGCCGAGCAGGTAGAAATTACAGGTAACCATGTGGCTCTTGTCCCCAAGGGCAGAGCCGGAAATCGTTGTGCAATTGGAGACAGAGACACAATGGCAAATCAAAAGAAAAACTGGTGGACACGCATGCGCGCTGCCATCAAAACCGGGGATGCCGACACCATGAACGAATTGGTGGAGTCGGCTCCAGCATCGGTTACAGGTGATGAAGGGGATTTGCCGCAGGGCGTAAATCTCAATATCAACCTGTCGCCACAACACCCTCTACCGGATAAAGATCCTGAAATGGGGGGCACGAAAACAGGAGATGGCGACGATGATGTCGTTACGCTGCTGAAAGCGCTGCTGGCTAAACTGAGCGCAGGCCCTACGGGCGACAATGATAATCCGGATGATAAAAAAGGTCCTACCGCCGACGGTGAAGACGACGAAGAGGAAGCCGTGATTACTGGCGACTCAGCGTATCGCGCCGAAGTTATTCTGCCAGGCGTCGATCTGAGTCGTAAGATGAAGCCTACAGCGTTCAAACGCGAAGTTTTGTCCACCGCCGACAAGAAGTTGGTTCGTCAGGTTGTCGGCGATGCCGATATTCGCAAGCTGCCGAAACAGTCGGTAGAAATGGCTTTCAATGCGGTTTCCGAGCTGGCAAAAGGCCGCAATACGCGCACCGCAACGGGCGATGCCTCCCGCGCTACGATCACCACTCCTAACATTTCCGACCTGAATAAAGCTAACGCTGATTTCTGGGCTAAAAAAGGATAATTCACGATGACTGCATATCTGTACCGGATGCCCGTAGGCATCGCCGGGGCGATTTCACGCCCTCAGGATCTGACCACCGAGCCGGTCATCCTAAAATCCGCTGACGCCTTCCCAGCCTATGGTCTGGCAGGCAAATACGATGCGGATGGTTATTTTGTCCCGCTTGATGACGGCGATACTGCTGACAAAGTGAAGGGCATTTATGTGCGTCCGTATCCAACGACCTCTACACCGGATATGGTCCGTCAGGTTGGCACCGACAAAAACTTCCCGGGTGATGCGCTGAAGCGCGGCTATATGACCATCAACCTGGGTAATGATGCGACCACCATTAAAAAAGGCGCTCCGGTGTACGTCGTGATTTCTCTCGACTCCACCATTGATGTGCCGCTTGGCGGTTTCTCAGCAGCGAACATCGCCGGAAAGACAGTAGCTCTTCCGAATGCTGAGTTCACCGGTGCTGGCGATGCCGACGGCAACGCTGAAATCTCCTGGAAGATTTAAGGAATAAATAACATGCCAATGATTACTTTTGACCAGGCGACGGTAGACGGCTCTGGTGCCTTTCTTGTCGGCGAACTGGAGCGTCTTGACCAGGGATTAAACCTCCCGCTGGTGGGATACACCTGGACCCGCGATATCCAGCTGCGTGAAGACGTCTCTATCGCAGATGACATTTCCAGCTGGACTAACACCAGCTTTGGCGCTGCCGGTACTGGTGCGAATCCGAACGGTAAAAACTGGGTTGGTAAAGACTCCACCGCCATTGCTGGGGTGAACGTCGATATCGGCAAAGACGGCAATCCGCTGAACCTGTGGGGTATGGAGCTGGGCTGGACCATTATCGAACTGAAAGCCGCTGAACAGGTTGGTCGCCCAATCGATACCCAGAAATACGAAGGTATGCAGCTCAAGTGGCAGATGGACAACGACGAGCAAGTTTATGTCGGTGATTCCTCGCTGAACTTGAAAGGGCTGGCAACGTTAAACGGCATCCCAGTAAATAACGCGGCCAAAACGTGGGCGCTGTCTACTCCGGATGAAATCCGTGCCAGCATTAACCAGGTGCTGTCGGATGCCTGGGCTGCCTCAGGCTATTCAATGGTACCCCGCGATCTGCTAATCCCGCCGGAGCAGTTTGCTCTGCTGTCCAGCATCATCGTGTCTTCAGCGGGTAACCAGTCCCTGCTTACTTACCTCCAGACCAACACCATTAGCTATCACCAGAATGGCGTTCCGCTGAACATCCGCGCGGTTAAGTGGCTGAAAGGTCGTGGTGTTGGCGGCAAGGATCGCATGGTTGCCTACACCAACGATAAGAAATACGTCCGCTATCCGCTGGTACCGCTGCAGAGCGTGCCTGTGCAGTACCGCGGTCTGTATCAGATTGTCACCTATTACGGCAAGCTGGGTGCAATCGAACCTGTGTATAAAGAAACGCTGTCCTACGTGGACGGTATCTGATAACCAGAATGGCCCCTTTTACGGGGCCTGAAGGACTTTCCAAATGGCAAAAGAAAAACTGGTTTCGATCCTTGTCCATACCCCTTTCAAGTTGACGCTGGCGGATGGCACGGCGACCGAATACACCAAAGGTCTCCACGACGTACCGGAAGAGCATGCCGGACATTGGTTTACCCAGGCTCATGCGGAGTTGACGGACCGGGTTAACGCTGACGATGGCGAAGATCTGCAGAAGCTTAAGGATGCACTGGCCCAACGTGATGAGCAACTTAAGGCGAACCAGGACACAATCGACGCCCTGAATATGCAGATTGAAGACCTTAACGCGCAACTGGCGGCATCGCTGATCGGCGGTGAAGGGGGCAAAAATGCCGAAAAACCAATCTCTACCAACCGTAAGTGATTTTCGGCGTGACTTTCCCCAGTTTGCTGACCCCGTTAAATACCCTGAACCACAAATCCAGTTCCGTCTGAACCTGGCTGATATACAGCTGATTGGTGAAGGTACGACTGGAAAGCAGCTCTTTCCGTATTTTGCTGAGCTGTATGTCGCGCATTACATGGTGCTCTGGGCTGCTGATAGTCGGGCGATGCTCGCTGGCGGTCCGGGAGGTTCAACTAATGGGGTCCAGTCCTCTAAGTCAGTGGATAAGGTTAGTGTTAGTTATGACACTGGCGCGACGATTAACCCTGATGCTGGGTTCTGGAATAACAGCCGTTACGGTGCAGAACTGTATCAGCTAATCACCATGTTTGGCGCAGGCGGTCGCCAGCTATGAAAAGCGGCGTAACGATTCGTGCCGATAATGCTCAGGCTATTCTGGATGCGCTCAAGTCGCTAACCAAAAAGGATGTGCTGGTCGGTATTCCTTCGGAAGGCAGTGAGCGTGATGATGTTCCGTTTGGTAATGCCGGGATCGGCTATGTCAACGAATACGGCTCACCAGCACAAAACATCCCCCGCGCCCGCACCTGATACCCGGCATTAAATCAGTAGAGGAACAGACGGTGCCGCAGCTCAAAGCAGCGGCGCAGGCTGCACTTGATGGTAATGCGGATGGAGCGGAAAGAGCCCTCAATCAGGCCGGCACACTGGCCGCTAACGGCGTCAGGCGTTACATGACCATTACCGGCTTTACACCGCTAGCTGATAGCACTGTTGAAGCCCGCGCTCGTCGTGGGCGGAAAGGGGCGAAAGCTGAGCTTGCCCGACGCGCTGCGGGTGAGCTACCCGGGACAGATCTGGTGAAACCGCTAATCGATACCGGGCAGTACCGCAGAGCCATTACCCATGTTGTGAGGGATAAAGATGCCGACTCTTGATGTAACAGACGTGCTTTTTGACCCCGATTTTTGCGACTTCAACCTGTGGGTAACGCGTCGCGCACAAACGGTGGACGAGGACGGGATCGGCAGCGACAGCGAAGTTAAAACGCAGTTTGGAGGGGTTGTTACCGTTGACCGCTCTCTTGAAAACCGCCGCATGCAGGCCGGGCAGGTTATCAGCGGGGCGATTTTAATCGTGACGACTGAGCGACTCACGCAGGGGCAGACTGGCCGTGATGCCGATATCGTGACGTATCAGAACCGGGATTATCGTGTGACGTTCGTCGACCCGTATACCGCTTACGGTGCTGGCTTCGTCCAGGCACATTGCGAACTGTTGCCGTTTGATGGGGGTACTCCCGTTGAGCAATAACACCAGCACACAGCGCGGCTGGCTGACACCCACCAGCGGCGATCCGGATTATGACGAAGCGCTAGACAGGCTGTTAAGCCAGTGGATGCGCAACGTTTCCGGCTTGCCTGCTGGGATGGTTCGCCCGCGCTGGCAGAAAGATCAGCCGCCACTGCTGCCAGTTGAAACGAACTGGTGCGCGTTTGGCATCATCGAATGGCCCATTGATAACAGCCCCGCATTCACTCAACAGACCGATACCGGAACACAGCTCTGGCGGCATGAGGATTTTGTCGCTATGGCGTCGTTCTACGGCCCGGGGGGATGCAAATTGCTTCGCGATTCCGTGACGGAATATCGGTTGAGCAAAACAACGCCGAGCTGAACCAGTCGGATCTCTCGCTCGTTGACTATGGCGATATTGTCCCTTTCCCCGAGCTTATTAACCAACAGTGGGTGCGCCGTTACGACATGAAAGTGCGGCTGCGCCGGAAAGTGGTTCGAGAGTACAACATCCTGGCGCTGCAAGATGCGCCCGTTTCATTCTTCGGAGAGTAAATTATGCCGCAGGGATTACCTGTATCTAACGTCGTTAATGTCGACGTGATCATTGGGCCGCGTGCGGCTACTGGTCGAAATTTTGGTTCGCTGCTCATTCTCGGGAGCTCAACGGTTATCCCGGTTTCTGAGCGTATTCGCCTCTACTCATCCCCTGAAGATATCGGCTCTGATTTCGGCGTGGATAGCCCGGAATATGAAGCCGCTACGGTGTATTTCTCACAGTCACCGAAACCTCAGCAGGTGTATGTCGGTCGCTGGGCTAAAACGCTGGTATCGGCTGAAAGCGGTTCGACGGAAACGCTGCTGCAGGCGGTGAACGCCGTTCTGAATTACACGAACTGGTACGGTCTGGCCGTGGCTGACGATGAAGATATCGACGATGCCGACTGGCTGAGCGTGGCCGCTGCGATCGAGGCCTCCAGTCTCAGCCGAATTCTGGCGATTACCACTGCAGAGCCTGAGACGGTAAACGCGACCTCCACTACCGACCTGGCTTATAAGCTGAAGGCGGCAAAATACGCTCGCACGTTTGTGCAATATTCCACCAGCAGCAAGTACGCCGCACTGTCTGCATTTGGTCGCGCGTTCACGGTGAATTTCAACGGCAGCAACACCACCATTACCCTGAAATTCAAGCAGGAGCCGGGGGTCACCTATGAAACCCTGACCACCAATCAGGCGGCGGCGCTGGATGCCAAAAACTGCAACGTATTTGTGTACTACCAGAACGACACGGCCATCCTGCAGCAGGGCGTAATGTCCAGTGGTGATTTCTTCGATGAACGCCACGGGCTCGACTGGCTGCAGAACTACGTTCAGACCAACCTGTACAACCTGCTCTACACCAGTACAACCAAAGTCCCACAGACCGATGCTGGCGTTACGCGCCTGCTTTCCAACGTTGAACAGTCGATGGATCAGTCCGTCACGAACGGGCTGGTGGCTGCTGGCGTATGGAACGGTGGTCCGATTGGGCAGCTGGATTCCGGCGACACGCTGACAAAAGGCTATTACGTCTACGCGCAGCCGATTTCCGAGCAGGCGCAGGCAGACCGTGAAGCACGTAAGGCACCGGTTATTCAGGTGGCCTGTAAGCTGGCGGGTGCGGTTCATTTTGCTGATGTGCAGATCAACGTCGTTCGCTAAGGAGAACATGAATGGCTACTTATTCTTTTATGGACGTCACGGCGTCCCTCTCCGGCCCAACCGGCGAGATTGATCTGGGCTACGGTTCCGCCAGTTCAGAGGAGGGGATCACCGTTGCAATGGGCGGCCCCAAAAATACCATGACCATCGGCGCTGACGGCGAAGTGATGCACAGCCTGCACGCTGATAAAAGCGGCACGGTAACCGTCAACTTGCTGAAGACCTCGCCGACAAACAAAAAGCTGTCGCTGGCGTACAACGCGCAGAGTCAGTCCTCAGGCACCTGGGGAAACAACGTCATTGTGATCCGAAACAAGGTGAGCGGAGACATTATCACGGCGCGCAGCGTGGCGTTCCAGAAACAGCCGGATAACGCCAACGCTAAAGCCGGTAATACGATGCCCTGGGTGTTTGACTGCGGCAAAATCGACCAGGTTCTCGGAGAGTTTTAACAGATGGAATGCTCAATCAAAGGCCACGATTACCGCGTGGCAAAACTCAGCGTTTTTGACCAGCTGAAAGTGACCCGCAAACTGCTGCCGGTGCTGGCGGGCATGATGTCAGATTTCGGGAGCATTCGCTCCCACCTGCCTGCTGATGGCAAAATCGACACCGTGAAATTCGAACAGCTGAAACCGGTGTTTGAAACCCTGCTCCCGCGTATCGCTGAGGAACTGTCTTCCCTGACTGAGGAAGATACCAACGCGATTATTCATCCGTGCCTGGCCGTGGTATCACGCAAGCACATGGACGGATGGACGCCGGTATTCAACAGCGGTCAGTTGATGTTCGATGATATCGACCTGCTGACCATGCTGCAGCTGGTGGCGCGGGTGGTCGCCGATTCACTGGGAAATTTTTTGCCCGTGAGCCCTACCAGCGCGACGCCGGGCCAGCCTCAGGGTTAACCCTCAACAGCCTGCCTGACGGGCTGTCTTATCTCCTTGACCCGGTTGACGCCGGGTTAATCCCTTATTACGCGCTGAAGGATGGATCAGTTGATCTGTGCGATATCGCGCTGATGAATGACCACCTGGCCGTTAAGGCAGACAACCAGCGGCGTATTGAGAAATGGAGAGCGGATAATGAACGCTGAGACTATTAAAGATTTCCTCGTCTCGCTCGGTTTCGATATCGACGAAGCGGGTGCGTCAAAATTCGACTCAGTTCTCGCAGGTACGACCGCAAACGCCATCAAAATGGGGCTGGCAGTCGAAGGTGCCGCGCTTACCGTGGTGGCCTTTACGGCTAAGATCGCCTCCGGTCTGGATAATCTCTACTGGGCGTCACAGCGCACCGGCGCGACGGTTCAGGGGATTCAGTCTATTGGCTATGCGGTTTCGCAGGTGGGCGGCAGCGTGGACGCGGCGCGCACCTCTCTGGAAAGTCTCTCCCGGTTTGTTCGTAACAATCCCGGCGCGGAAGGTTTCCTGAATCGCCTGGGCGTACAGACCCGTGACGCCAGCGGCAACATGCGCGACATGGCCGCTATCTTTACGGGCGTCGGCCAGAAGCTCAGCAGCATGCCGTACTACCGGGCTAACCAGTATGCGCAGATGCTGGGCATTGACGAAAATACCCTGATGGCGATGCGCCGGGGTGTGGGCGGTTTCTCCGGGCAGTACAGCGCAATGGCGAAAGCTATCGGCTTCAATGCTGACGAGGCGGCCAGAAGCTCCAACAAATTCATGACCTCCCTGCGCGAGTTCGGCGCGATGGCAGGCATGGCCCGTGACAAAATCGGCTCTAATCTTGCTGGTGGTCTGGCGGGTTCGCTGGACACGCTGCGCCGCCACATCCTGGATAACTTTCCGCGCATTGAGCAGACCCTGACGAAAGCCATAAAAGGCATTCTGGCGCTCGGGGACATCATCGGGCGGCTGTTCTTCAGGCTTATTGAGGGGACATCCAGCCTTATCACCTGGTGGCAATCGCTGGATAAGCAAACGCGGGAGCTCATCTCGCTGTTTGGCGCGCTGACGATTGCGCTGCGCATTCTGAACAGTACGTTCTGGATGTCGCCGATTGGCCTCATTACCGCGCTGGCGGCGGGGATTGCCCTCCTGTGGGAGGACTATCAGACCTGGAAGGAAGGCGGCGATAGCCTGATTGACTGGGGCAAGTGGAAGCCGGAAGTCGACGCCGCACTGAAGATGGTTCGTGACCTTAAAACCACCGTTAACGACCTGGCGAAAGCGCTGGCGAAGCTGCTCAACATTGACCCCAAATCGTGGTCCCTGAAGTGGGATTTTAGCAACTTCATCGATCAGATGGGTGAGTTCAGCAAAATGCTGAACATGATCGCCGACCTGCTCAACGCCATTAAAGATGGCCGCTGGGCTGATGCCGCCAGCATCGGCAAACAGATGCTTAATCAGGGCAGCGAAAATCCGTCAGCGATGCCGATGGTAACAGACAGCGCCAACGGTACCGCCGACTGGATTAAAGAGCACTGGGGATTCGATCCTCGCAGCGTGGGCCGAACGGTGCGCGGCTGGTTTGGTGAGGATGACCCTGAACAGCTCGGCCAGTCAGTAAAGCGGCCACAGCCAACCAAAGCGGGCTCTGAGCTGCTGGGATGGATGCAGCCGATGCTTACCAACCTGGAACAGCTCTACCGGCTTCCGGAGGGGTTATTGCGCAGCGTGGCCATAACGGAATCGGGTGGTAATCAGTTCGCCGTTTCAGGCGCTGGCGCTAAAGGTCTGTTTCAGTTTATGGACGGCACGGCGCGCGACATGGGGCTGCGCGGGAATGATGTTTTCGACCCGGAGAAGGCCGCGCAGGCAGCCGCAAAGTATCTCTCACAGCTGCTGCAGGCGAACGGCGGTGACCTGAGCAAGGCGCTGGCCTCTTATAACTGGGGGATCGGGAACGTGCAGAAGCACGGGATGGCCCTTATGCCTCAGGAAACCCGCAACTACATTCCGAAGGTGTTAAGCAACATGCCCGCGCCCGGTGCTCAGGTACAGCAACAGAATACCTATCACATCTACGGTGGAGGTGACCCGCGTTCTGTCGGTACCGAGGTCGAGCGTCGGCAGCAGTCGGCAAACGCCCAGGTTATGCGCGGCAATCAAACGAAGGTGGGCTAATGGATATTCTCTCAACTCTCTTTCAACAGCAGACCCGAAAAATAGGGATGATAGTCCCCAGCGTGGTTGTTTCTGAGAAGCACACCGACACGCTGGAGATAACCGAACACCCTGTCGAGGTTGGGGCCGCCATCGCCGACCATGCCTACAAAAAACCGTCTGAAGTGGTGATGGAGGTCGGTTTCGCTGGTGGCGGATCGCTGCTGGATTTTGCCAGTAATCTGACGGCCACCAGCCTGCTCGGTCTGAGTCCCCAGCAGACGTATCAGGAGATACTCGACCTGCAGGCGAGCCGTATCCCTTTCGATGTGGTAACCGGCAAACGGCTGTACAGCAACATGCTAATCCGCGCGCTGGAAGTGACGACAGACAAGACAACCGAAAACGTCCTGTCTGCCGTCCTCACCCTGAGGGAGGTTCTTATCTCGCAGACGCAGCAGATCACCGTCGCGGATAAAACCAACATGAAGGACGGGGCCAGCACGTCGGCGGTACTGAATACCGGCAACAAAACCACAAAGCCGCCAAATACCTCGCTGCTGAAAAGCATCACGGGTAACGCGGCGTCATTACTGGGACTCGGCTAATGGCAATTCAGGAAATCCCGCTGACAGCGGATAACCAGCAATTCAGCATCATCCTGGCAGGTACCACCTGGCGGATTAGCATCACCTGGCGCGATCTGTACTGGATTTTGGACCTGCAGAACGACAGAGGGGAGCCGGTAATCTCCGGTATTCCTCTCGTAACGGGGGCTGACCTGCTGGCGCAGTACGGCTATATGGGGCTCGGCTTTAAGCTGGTGGTGGTCTGTGACGACAGCACACAGGATTATCCGACGAAAACCGACCTGGGCGGCCGCAGTCATTTACTGGTATCAACGGAGTAAGCATGTCACAGAACTGGATGAGACATTTCGAGCTGCAGCTCGTGGACGAGAACGGGCAGGGTATCGAGCTCAGCGATTTTAAAGTGAACTTTACGATCGACTGGTTCAACATCAGCAGCGCGTCACGGGTGGGAACATTCAAAATCTACAACCTCTCGGCAGATACGGTGAACCGCATCACCGGGCAGGAGTTTTCGAAAGTGAGGCTGATTGCCGGTTACGACGGTATCGCACCGGAGGTATCGGCCAGCGACGTCGGGACTGTGCGGGAAGTTGACGCGGCGGACGTGGGCCAGAGTGACGGCCGCAACTACGGGCTTATTTTCAGCGGCGAAATTCGCTACTCGGTCACAGGAAAAGACAGCCCCATTGATTCCTACGTCCTGATTCAGGCAGCCGATACGGATCTGGCTTTTGCCACCAGCATAACCTCGCAGACCCTCGCAGCCGGTTATACGGTCGCAGACGTGAACCGCGCGCTGATGAAAGACTTCGAGGCAAAAGGCGCGACCGAAGGTCTGACGCCTGAAATGCCTGCTACCGTTTTCCCCCGGGGCCGGGTGCTGTTCGGCATGACACGGCATCTTATGGATAACGTGGCCGGACAATGTGGCGCAACATGGCAGTTTGTGGATGGTCAGCGCCAGATGGTAGCGAATAACGAATATGTTCACGACGCGATTGTGCTCAACAGCGCCACCGGGCTTATCGGTATGCCTCAGCAGACTATCGGCAACGGCGTAAACGTCCGCGCGCTGATTAACCCGAACATCCGGGTTAACGGGCTCATTCAGCTGGATCAGGCTTCGGTATTCCGCACCGCGCTGTCGAACAACGATATCGCGATGGCCGGCGGGCAGATCACCGACCAGAACACGGACGGAAATATCACGCTCAGCGGTACCACCGCGCAGCCTGCCAGCATCGCAACGGATGGCGTTTATATTGTGCGTGGGATTATGTACACTGGCGACACAAGGGGCCAGGCGTGGTACATGGATATGATGTGCGAAGCGCGTGGCGCGGCGGATCTCCGCACTCAGGACTCGCTTAACCGGGGGGAAATGTGAAAGCCTTAGCCATTTTAATTGTTGCCTTTATGTCATTTGGGGCATCAGCAAGCGGTTACACCGCTTATTGTGGACCTTACACCATCACAGCAAGGTTGGGTGAAATGGACATGATTAACGGTGAACGCGTCACATCTCAGAAAATTACAAATCTTGGCGCTGATGGCATTAAGATTGATATGGGGCTAATGCCTGCCAAAGACGGCAACAACTACGGCTTTGAATACATTCGCCGTCCGGGTACAGAAACGCGTTTCCTGAACGTCCAGCTGCTGCAGAACAGTATGGACGCGCCGAGAATTATCGGATCTTTCCCGTGTAAGAAAGTCGCTGGGTGAAGAGAACCTGAACGCTGTCTCATCTGAAAAACAACAAAACGTGCTCTAAAAACTGTCGTTTTTTGAGGCTAGCGATTACACTGCTCTAACTTTTTGATGGTGAATTGCCATCGATATGCACCCCCATAAAAGCCAGGAATAACTAAAACATGAGCTTAGCGCAGCCAAAATCAGGAGAACTGTTAGATCTTCTGACCCCTTCATTAACTAAGGGTGAAAATCTTCTGAGTGAATTTGAAGTACATAAAATCATTCGTGAAGCTAAGAAAATCCCGGAACGTTATCAGGGGTTATCGATTGAAGGCTTAGCTAAGCTTGTTCTTGGTGAAATCGAAGAGGGGTGCTCTCTCTGTGAACAAGGGTTGAGACTAGCTCCTAACGATTCAGTTTCTTTCTGTAACTATACGATAGCGCTGCGTAACTTAGGTTTGCACGCTCGCCAGTACGCAATGATTCAGAATGCGGCCAACTCACTTAACCCAACAATACTGGCTGAAGTTGCTACAATTTCTGCATACTGGGCTGATATCGATTTGCTTGAAAAGGTGATGCCGATGCTGACAGCTATGGAAGTGCCGCGTCCTGAAGAAATGGCAAAGTGGTGTCACACACTTGATTATCTGCATACCCATCAAGAGCATGCTCAGGATCTCAAAACCATTGGGCAGCTAATGATGAATGTCGCAGACAAGTATCGTGTGCGTCTCGCGGGTGCTCATGCTTTTTACGTTTTGTCAGAACTTGATACGCTATTTGTGGAAGTCAAAACAGACGATCCAGCGCTCCTCTCGCAGATGAATAACGACCTAGCTGACGAGATTATCAATGCTGGTCTTGCCGATTCTGAATGCGTCGGATGCTTTGAAGCGGGGGATTTTTAATGGCGGTTGAACATACCTGCTTCCTTGAGCTTGCAAAACATTCCCTTACTTTAAACGGTGAAATGTGGACAAGAAACGCAATTAGCCGAGCATATTACGGCATGTATCATTCGGCGTTACGAATCACCAATAATTTGGTCCCGAGTTTTACTGAAGACGGTGAAAAATTAAAAGGTGGTGTTCACATGCGAGTCTATACCGTGTTTTGTAGCGGTGAAGCAGCTGCAGTGAACAATGTCGATGTTAACGCAGTAAAAAAAATCGGCGTAAAACTGAAAATGACGCATGCACAACGAATTAACTCAGATTACAAACTTGAGCGAAAGGTTAATCGAATTACAGCGATAAGCGCGATTCAGGATGCAGAAGAAGTCGATACAATCGTTAATCAACTTTTGAAGGTTGGCGACGATTCGTTAACCGCATAAGCTGCAATTCCTCATAAATCAAACCCGCCACCCGGCGGGTTTTTTGCTTTCTGGAGCCTACCAAATGGCAGTATCTGACCAGACCCGCAGCGGCGATCTTGCCGAAACATTTAAATCTGAGCGGGAGAAAACAAAGAACCAAATCCGTGTCGCTTTGCCTGGCATCGTTCAGTCATTCGATCCCGGCGCGGTGACGGCGGTTGTGCAGCCTGCGATCCGTTCGGTTGAAATTGATAACGACGGCAACCGCGTTACCAAAAATTACCCGCTGCTGGTGGATGTGCCGGTGATATTTCCTCGCGGCGGCGGTTGCACGCTAACGTTCCCGGTGAAAGCCGGCGATGAATGCCTGGTAATTTTCGCTGACCGCTGTATCGATTTCTGGTGGCAGAACGGCGGGGTACAGGAGCCTGTCGACGACCGGGTGCATGATTTATCGGATGCGTTCTGTATCGTCGGGCCGCAGTCGCAGGCGCAGAAAATCAGCGGTATCAGTACCAGCGCGGTTGAGTTGCGTAGCGACGATGGCGGAACCAAACTGAGCCTTAATCCTTCAAGTGGGGCGATAGCCGGTACCGCGCCAGGAGGTTTCAACCTCAACGGCCTGAAAATTCTGCCTGACGGCCGCCTGCAACTGGTGGATGGTTCAATCGTTGATAAGCATACGCATGGCGGCGTTGAAAGCGGCGGCAGCAATACAAAACCTCTGGGAGGGTAATTATGCGATACCGACGTGAGGACGACGACGGAGATTACACTTTTGGCTGCGGCGATGATACCTGGCTGATTAACTCACCGGAGGCCGTCGCGCAGGCTGTGAAAACGCGATTCGAATTGTGGTATGGGCAGTGGTTTCTCGACACCACTGAGGGGACACCGTGGATTCAGTCCGTACTCGGTAAGCAGAAGCCGGAAACCTACAATCTGGCGATCCGTAAGCGCATCCTCGAAACGCGGGGCGTTAAATCCATTCTCTCTTTCAATACGACAGTGAACACGACGACGCGCCGCGTCCAGTTCTTCGCTGAAATCGACACTATCTACGGAACAACGACAGTAACCAGCGAGGCATAAATGGCCCTCAATTTGGACACACTCGGCTTATCGGCAACGGTAACCGCTGAGGGGATCAGTGCGCCTGATTACCAGACGATACTCGATACCCTGACGAGCTATTTCCAGCAGATTTATGGCAGTGACGCTTATCTGGAGCCGGACAGCAAAGACGGCCAAATGGTGGCGCTGGTGGCGCTGGCTATTCACGATGCCAATAACACGGCCATTACCGTTTACAACTGCTTCTCACCTGCTACCGGGTACGGCGCAGCGCTGACCAGTAACGTGAAAATTAACGGTATCGCTCGCAAAGGGGCGACGAACTCCACAGTGGATCTGCTGCTCACCGGCACCGCAGGGACAACTATCACGAACGGTACCGTGAAAGACACCAATAACGTGATCTGGCGTCTTCCTGCCTCGGTAGTGATTGGCGTAGACGGTACGGTGACGGCCACTGCCAGCTGCTCAAAAAGCGGCGCGGTCGCAGCGCTGGCGGGGACAATTACTACCATCAACACGCCGACCCGAGGCTGGACATCGGTAACAAACCCGGCAGCGGCCACCGTAGGCGCACCGGCAGAAACCGACGCAGAGCTGCGCATCAGGCAGGGGCAGAGCGTCGCGCTACCCTCTATCACGCCGTTTGAGGGCGTCGACGGTGCGATTGCTAACGTTGCTGGCGTGACACGTCACAAGCTCTACGAGAATGATACTGGCGCTACCGACAGTAACGGGCTGCCGCCACATTCTATCTCGGCCATCGTGGACGGCGGGGACGTGACCGACATTGCCCAGACTATCCGGGGTAATAAAGGGCAGGGAACGGCGACCTACGGGACGACCTCTGTCACGGTACCGGACACATACGGCAATCCACACGTGATCAGTTTTTCGCGCTCGACTGATGTCCCGATTTTCGGGCATATCACCCTGAAAGCCTTTACGGGCTACACGTCGCAAATTGGCGTACAGATTCAGCAGGCCGTCGCGGATTACATCAACGGGCTGACGATCGGTGATTCTGTTCTGCTGAGCCGCATTTACTCCCCGGCCAACCTCGGCGTGGTGAGTGGTGGCAGTGCACGCTATTACGACATTCAGGAGCTGCTGATTGGCAAATCTGCCGGAACGGTAGCGGCGGCGAATATCAATATCGCCTACAACGAATCAGCATCCTGTAAGCCGGAAAATATTGTCTTAACGGTGACGTCATGAGCAAGTACACAGACTTAATCACCAACTATCACGCCACCAGACCGAAATACTTTGATCACATCGACCTGAGCACCCGGCCGCTGATTGACATCACATCAGCCATCCGGGGGCTGGTTAGCGCGTTTGACATCGATACAGCTGTAGGCGTCCAGCTTGATACCCTCGGGCTCTGGATCGGACGCAGCCGTATAGTCAGCCAGCCGATAACGGGTGTTTATTTCAGCTGGGACACCGACGGGCTCGGATATGACCAGGGCGTCTGGCAAGGGCCGTATGATCCGGATTCAGGTTATACGTCGCTGAGCGATGACACCTACCGCATCATTCTGAAAGCAAAAATCGCTATCAACAACTGGGACGGCCGCAACGACTCTCTGCCGCCCATCCTTGACGCTGCGACTGCAGGCTCTGGCCTGAAGATGCAGATCGTCGACAACCAGGACATGACGATTTCGGTCTGGGTATTCCCGGAGACTGATATTTCTGATGTGTCTCTCGAACTGATCGCCGCAATCAAACAGGGCTATCTCACCGTTAAAGCAGCTGGCGTATGGGCCGGTGATGTGGAAACGCCTTCGGTAGAAACACCGTCCGAGGGCTCAAAATTCTTTGGTTTTGATTTAGATAACGAATACATCGGCGGGTTCGATGTAGGAGCATGGGGGACTTTACTCTAATGGCAACAAATAACTTTAAAGCGTTCGCGCTTGATCCTAACGCTAACGTTACGCCACAGGCTGACTGGGAGGCGCTCCCGGCTTTGCTGTCTGGCTTTACCGCTGGGAAGGCGGCCAGCGCCCAGGTAAACAAAGCACTTCGTCAGTCGACGACGATTGCCGCGCTGGTGGGGCAGTTTATTGCAAACTCTGGAGCGGATGCGCTGGACAATGCCGACGTTAACGGGCTGGTGACGAAATTCACGAATGCTTTAATTAGCACGCTCGGGTTAGGCACAGCCTCTAAGCGTAATGGTATTACAGGATCGTTGTCTGGCACTGGATATCTTAAGATTCCTTTTCTCAACGGGTCAACAGAGAGAACTTTCATTATTCAATGGGGGTCAGTGGCAAATGGTGGTTCGGGAACTTCAGGCAGCGCGACTTTTCCTATTGTTTTTCCTTCAGCCATTGTAGGCGGTGCGTTTGGTCCTCTGGATACGCAAAATGGAGGATTCAGTGTTTCCTTTAGCACAAGGACATTATCAGGTTTCACGGCAATTTTTCGTGATATATCAAACGCGCCATATCCCCATGTACCTACTCGTCTTCAGTCCTCAACTTACTTTGTGATTGGATATTAATTATGAGCAATTATGTATACAGTCCGTCGCTGAATCTTTTTTATGATGCAGAGCTTGAAGAAGAATATAAAGACGCTAATGCCTGGCCTGAGGATGGAATTTTCGTTAGTGATGAGGTTTTCTTAACTTTCTCCGGTTCCGCACCAGAAGGCAAAGAAAGGGTCTGTGGGGAAGACAATCTTCCTGCATGGAGAGATATTCCACCTCCAACCTATGAGGAACTTGTAGCGGAAGCGGATGCTGATAAGCAATCACGTATTGATCAAGCCAATGATTATATGAATAGTAAGCAATGGCCTGGTAAAGCAGCACTAGGAAGGCTAAAGGGAGATGATCTTGTTCAGTATAATGCGTGGCTTGATTATCTCGATGCACTTGAGGCGGTTGATACTTCAAATGCACCAGATATTGAGTGGCCGATATCCCCTGATGTATAGATGGGAAAGGGGCGTAAGCCCCTTGTTCGTTATTTGGTATACTTAACTCTTAATTTAAGAAAAGGTTTTTCTACATAAGCGTACGTTAATGCCGAAGCAAGAATTGTTACAGGTATTACTACCAAAATAACCTTAACCAAATGCATTGTTGGGTTAGGGTCCATCGGGATTAATTTTCTTTGCAGAATATAATAAATAGGAAGATGGAGCAGGTACATGGAAAAACTTAATCCCCCGAGATATGCAAGGGTGGCATCAATGCGCTGATTCATTGAGAATCTTGCTGAGCAATAAGCATATATTAGCAAGGCCCAAAATGCCGCCTCAATTGTAAAGCTGAATGTTACAAAATCAGGAATCGACTTTTTATTAAAATAAAGGACGCTTGTTAGTCCAGAAATTGCCACAACCAAAAATACAACGGCTACTGTGAAACTAATTTTTTCTTTTCTTAAATATAAATATCCTGCAATCATCCCTATTAAAAATTGGTCCATTCTTCCAATAATAGTGTGATAAAAAATTCCATATATTGGCGCTCCTTTAAATGTTACCAGCGAGTATTTAACCATCAGCATGACGGCAATCATACCAAACATGGTTTTTACTCCGTCATTTCTCATGAATAACGCAAGGAAAGGGAACAAAAGGTAGAATTGAAATTCTACGGCAATGGTCCATATTTGTCCAATAGGATAGTATTGTTGACCCCATCCAGTTGTAGGATGCCCGGTGTTTAATTGCAGCGTAAGTATTCGAAGTATATCCATAGGATCGGAATGTACGCGATTGACACTGATAGCAATGAAGCATAATAGCACAGTCATTGGGGCTATACGTAAAACCCTATTTTTAATGAAACTGCCGTAGGAGATATTTTTAGCTCCTGCGTTCGAAATCACGCAGAAAAGAAATCCGGATAAGACGAGAAATAAGCTGACCCCACTATTCCCTCCTGTAATCCATAGTTTCAGAAAATCAACTGGCCCTGATAATTCATTGTTATATTTTAAAAAACCACGACAATGGTAGATAATGACTAATGCAGCTGCGAAGAACCTTAAATGGTCTAACCTTGAAAGATAAGTATTATTGAGTGTTTTCATTCCACAATCCAAAAAAAGCTTAAAAAATGAGCTATCCTAAATTATCTTTTAAGAATATCATTTTTCCTATGGACAGAAGGAGAGCTATTTCAATTTGTGAGAGAAATGTTGATGCAGAGGAGGAAAACGCTTTAACGGGTCTTGTAACTGACCCGTATAAACGTTACAGACCAACCTGACGAACGCTCGGGAACTCTGATACCAGCCACATATCGGCCTCTTCAAACATATCCTCCAGCATGCGGTTCAGCTTTTCCCGATCGCTTTTGCTGGCATCGCTATTCAGGCCGTTCGCTTGCATTGGTTTCACTCTCACCTCGGCATCAAGGAAAATCTGGTGCACCCGCTTCGTCAGTTCTGCCAGGATAATCTCTCTGGCCCCTTCGAGCCCCTCAACATTACGCTTGTCATAAACCAGTTCAACGAACAT